AAAATCTCTGGGCTGGGGGCGGTCACCGAATATGGGGGCCTCCGCGCACAGCGCCGCGAAATGGAGACCGGGGGTCGAATGACTGTTAAATGGCCGGCAGACAAGGTAGAGCGGCGCCCGATTGATGCGCTGATCCCTTACGCCAGGAACGCCCGCACGCATTCCGAGGAGCAGGTGGCGCAGATTGCCGCCTCGATCCGCGAATGGGGCTGGACGGTGCCGGTGCTGGTGGATGAGGCCGGCGGCATTATTGCCGGCCATGGGCGCGTTATGGCGGCCCGCAAGCTTGGCCTGCCAGAAGTGCCGGTGATGGTTGCGGCAGGCTGGTCTGAGGCGCAGCGCCGGGCTTATGTGCTGGCGGATAACAAGCTGGCGCTGAATTCCGGGTGGGATGCCGCCATGCTGGCCGAGGAATTGAAGGGGCTAGAAGGCTTTGACCTTAGCCTAATCGGCTTTAGTGCTGGCGAATTGGCGGCGATGTTTGACGTTCCAAACTTTGGGCCGGGCACTGAGGACCAGCAAGGCAAGCTGGATGAATTGGCGCCGAAGATTGTGCAATGCCCGCACTGCGGCCAAGAATACGACTTGCGAGAACATGGCCAAGGCTGATCTTCGCATTGATTGGGCGACGCCTGAGGCGGCGCGGATGGCTATGGCTTATGCACTAGGCCAAGACGAAGCCTGTGAATTAACCCGCGTTGCTCTCACCTTGCATGATGCGCCAGTGTCAAGAATTGTTTCTCAATCTATGCGGTTTCTGAAGAGGCAAAGCCCAAAGCTGCGGCTTATCATTTCATATGCGGACCCAAAACAGAACCACCACGGCGGCATTTATCAGGCCGGAAACTGGACTTATGCTGGCCGCTCTCAAGCGCAGCGTGAATTATTGATAAACGGCGCATTCACTCACAAGCGCACGGCGTATTCTAAATACGGAACATCTTCACCAGAAAAGATTGCCCTTTTATCTGGCGCAAAAGCTGAATGGGGCTCGATTGAGTGGAAGCACATCTACCTCATGCCTCTAGACGAAGCGATGCGCGCTCAGATTGCGCCGCTTGCCAAGCCATATCCTAAGCGTGCGAAAGAACAGGACGCCGGGCACCCCTCGGCGCTGGGCGGCGTGACTCCGACCCGCACGCTCCAACAATAAGGCCAACCAGAATGACCGTTGGCCGCAAGCCTAAACCCACGCACCTAAAGCTAGTCACCGGCAACCCCGGCAAGCGTGCGCTTCCGAAGGCTGAAGCGAAGACGGCGCCCGCGCTGCCTTCCCCGCCGCCTCACTTGGCGGACGAGGCTAAGGTGGAATGGGGCCGGGTGTCTGAGGAACTTTACAAAATCGGCTTGCTGTCCGGTGTGGATCGCGCCGCGCTTGCCGCTTACTGCCAGGCCTATGCTCGCTGGGTGCAGGCGGAGCGCGCGATTGCTGAAATGGCGAAGCGAGATCAGTTGACCGGCGGCTTGATGATCAAGACCACGAACGGGAACGCGATCCAGAATCCGCTTGTCGGCACGGCGAACAAGGCCGCGACTGACATGGTGCGCTTCGCCGCAGAATTTGGGATGACGCCAAGTGCCAGGAGCCGGATTAACGCCACGCCGCCCGGCGAAGGCGCCGAAGACCCCGCCGCCCGGTTCTTTACCGGATGAAGCAACCGCCTGGGCAAAGGACGTCACTGCCCGCCGCATAGTAGCCGGGCCGCATGTGCGGAACGCCTGCAAGCGGCACTTGGCGGACATGAAAGGCGCCAAGGCGCGCGGCCTGACTTGGGATGTGGACGCGGCGAACCGCGCCATTGCGTTCTTTGAGGTGGTGCTAAGGCTGAATGGCGGCCAGTTTGAGGGCCTCCCGTTCAAGCTTCACGCATCGCAGAAATTCATCGTTGGCAGCCTGTTCGGCTGGCGCCGGAAGGATGGCAGCCGCCGCTTCAGGCGGGCCTATATCGAGATCGCGAAGGGCAACGGGAAGAGCCCGCTCATGGCCGGCGTCGGCATGTATTGTTTGACGGCGGACGGCGAGGACCGGGCCGAGGTTTATGCCGCCGCGTCAAAAAAGGACCAGGCGATGGTCCTATTTCGGGACGCGGTTGCGATGTTCCAGCAATCGCCCGCGCTATCAGGCAGGCTAACGCCAAGCGGCGGCAACCCGGTTTGGAATTTGGCTGACTTAAAGACGGGCAGCTTTTTTCGCCCGATTTCTTCCGATGACGGGCAGTCTGGCCCGCGTCCAAGTTGCGCCTTGTGCGACGAGGTGCATGAGCATCGCAACGGCACGATGATAGAAATGCTGGAGCGCGGCTTTAAATGGCGCCGGCAACCGTTGCTCATTATGGCGACCAATTCCGGCTCTGACCGGCAAAGCGTATGCTGGCAAGAGCATCAGCACGCGGTGCGGGTGGCAGCCGGAACGCGCGAACCTGACGAGGCCTATACCTTCGTTGGGGAAGTCATTGACGACGAGTCCTTCAGCTTTGTTTGCGCTTTGGACCCCGGCGACGATCCGCTTGAAGACCCGGCCTGTTGGGTGAAGGCAAACCCGCTGCTAGGCGTCACGGTGCAGGAAGATTACCTGGCAGGCGTGGTGCGGCAGGCCAAGGCTATCCCTGGCAAGCTGAACAACATTCTGCGGCTGCATTTCTGCCATTGGACGGACAGCGAAACGGCGTGGATGTCTCGCCCGGCGCTTGAAGCCGTGCTGAGTGAGTTTGAGCCCGAGGTTGAGCATACCGGCGAACGGGTTTTCTGTGGGCTGGACCTTTCTGCCACGCAGGACTTGACCGCGCTGGCCTTTGTTGTGCCGACGGGCTTTGTGGACATGCCGGCCGAGGATGGCACCACGGCGCGCTTGCCGACCTTTGACGCTTGGGTTGAGGCTTGGACGCCTGGCGATACGCTTGCCGAGCGCGCGCTACGGGACAACGTGCCCTATGACTTGTGGGTCAAGGACGGTTTTCTGAATGCCGCGCCTGGCCGGATGGTGCGCTTTGATTTTGTCGCCGCGCGTTTGGCTGAATTGGTCGGCCTCTATGAAATCGCGGCTGTTGGATACGACAGCTACGGCTTCAAAAAGCACTTCGAGCCGGAGCTTGACGCGCTTGGCGTGACGCTGCCCGTGGTGGAGCATCCGCAGGGCGGCAAAAAGAAGGGCGCTCAGGGCTTGTGGATGCCCGGCTCCAAACTGGTGCTGGAGCAACTCATTCTGGAGAAGCGGATACGGTTGCGCCGTTCGCCCGTGCTGATTTCGGCCATGATGAGCGCCAGCACGGAAAATGACCCGTTCGGCAATTCATGGTTTTCCAAGCGGCGGGCCGTGAACCGCATTGACGCCTTGATTGCGCTGGCAATGGCGGTAGGGGCCGCAACGGCGCAGGCTGAAGCCCATTCGTATCTTGAAACCTCGGAGATGGTGGTCCTGTGAAATGAGCTTGATCACGCGCCTTCGAGGTGCGCTATCCTTGCGATCTGCGCCGCGCCCCTTTGATGAGGTTATGGCGCGCATTGACGACGCCTATGGCGCGACGGTTGCCGGGCTCGCGGTGACGCCGCAGACAGCGCTTCAGGTGGCGACGGTGCTGGCATGTGTGAAGACCATTGCGGACGGCTGCGCTACGCCTGCGCTCAACGTGTTCCGGGAAGATGCCAACCGGCGGCGCCAGCTCGCGCGCAATATCCCCGAGTTTCGGATGCTGTCACGCCGGCCGAATGAATGGCAGACCAGCTTCGAATTCCGCCGCACGATGACGCTTCACGCGGCGCTGACCGGCGATGCTTTGGCGGTAAAGGTGATGGCCGGCAATCGCGTGCGAGAACTAATCCCGGTGCGGCCTGGCAATTATCAGATCGAGCGCACGGCGCGCTATCAGGTGCGTTATCGCATCCACGATGAGTTTGGCTTCATCGGCGAACTTGGGCCGGACGATGTGTTTCATTTGCCGAGTTGGCAGTGGGATTACTGGCGCGGCCTGAACGCGGTGCGGCTGGCGGCTTCAGCCATTGGTTTGTCCATGGCGGCGGAGCAATCGCAGGCCAAGCTGCACGAGAATGGCGGACGGCCGGCGGGCATCCTGACGACTGAGGCCAAGCTAGACAGCGCCGCGATGGATCGCCTTCGGGCATCCTGGCAGCGCTTCACTGCGGAAAAGCGCAGCGGCACGGCAATCCTCGACAACGCCATGAAATACATGCCGCTAGCGATGACTGGCGTTGATGCCCAGCATGTCGAGACGCGCCGCTTGCAGATTGAAGAAATCTGCCGGGCCTTTGGTGTGTTCCCGATTATGGTTGGGCATTCTGACAAAAGCGCGACCTTTGCCAGCAGCGAGGCATTCTTTGCGGCGCATCTAAAGCACACGCTGGCGCCGTGGCACCAATTATGGCTGCAACGCCTGGATGAGTTTCTGCTGGATGGCTCCGGGCCGCTCTGGTGCGAGTTTGACACGCGCTATCTGACGGCGGGCAGTATGGCCGACCGCGCCGTTTGGGCACGCACTATGGCGGAAATGGGCATCTATACTCGGAACGAATTGCGCGACGAGGAAGGCAAAGACCCGTTGCCCGGCCTGGATGAACCTTTAACGCCCGCAAATATGAATGGCGCCCCCGCCGCGCCCGCGCCGGAAGCCCCGGCAGTTTAAGCGAAGGAACAATCGAATGATTGAAAACCGCGAACAGGGCGCGCGGCGGGAAACGCGCGACTTCGCGCTTGCGCTGCGCGCGGCTGGCGAAGAGGGCGTGATTGAAGGCTTCGGCTCTGTCTTTGGGCAAGAAGACGCTTACGGCGATGTGGTTGTGCCGGGCGCTTTTGCTGCGAGCCTTGCTGAACACCGCGCGGCAAACACGATGCCCGCGATGCTTTGGCAGCACCGGCAAGATATGCCGATTGGTGTTTGGGAAGGCATGGAAGAGGACCAGCGCGGTCTTCGCGTGAAGGGCCGCTTGGCGATGGATGTTGCCCAGGCGCGTGAGGCTTTCGCGCTTGTGAAGGCTGGCGCCATTTCTGGCCTGTCTATCGGCTTCATGACCAAAGAAGACGATTACGACCCAAAGACGAATATCCGCACGGTGCGGGCGGTGGATCTTTGGGAAGTGTCACTGGTGACTTTTCCGGCGGCGAAATCCGCGCGCGTTACGCGCGTAAAGGCCGCTGCGATTGATGAGATTTTGAAACCTTCCGACGCCGAGCGGTGGCTGCGTGATGTAGCGCCAGACGTGTCGAAGTCTCAGGCGACGGCCCTTGTGTCTCGCTTGATGCGAATGGGTGCCGAGCGGCGAGAGGCCGAGATCGCAACCGAACGCGCAAACCGGGCAGCCGATGCGCTGCTGCGTTCCCTGCAATCTTGAACCTGAAAGGAAACCCTCATGTCTGAGGCCCTTGCTGGCGCCATCGAAAAGATCGGCGTCGCTTTTGAAGAATACAAGGCCGCCAATGATGCGCGCCTTGCCGAAATTGCCAAGCGTGGCGCCGCTGACCCGCTGCTGGACGAAAAGCTTTCGCGCATTGACGCGGTGCTTGATGACCAGGCGGAAATGAAGAAGCGCATCGAGCAGGCTGAAACCCGCGCCGCGCGCCCCGGTGGTGCTGGCGTGGCTAATGATAGCGACAGCGCCGAAGCGCTGGCCTATCGAAACGCCTTCCTCGGTTGGGTGCGCAATCCGCGCGACCCGCGCGCCGAGATGAAGATGCGCGAAACGGCGAAGGCGCTGCAAAATCGCAGCCTGAACGACGACGGGTTTGAAACCCGCGCCGCTCAGGTGGTGACCTCCACCGGCTCCGCTGGTGGTTTTGCTCTGCCGGAAGTGATTGAGCGCCAGATTGCGCGCCTTTCTGTGGACATTTCCCCGATCCGTCAGATTGCGACCGTGCGCACGGTTGGCAGCCCTGACTATAAGGAACTGTTCGACGTGAACGGCTCCGCTTTCGAGTGGCTTGGTGAAGCGGCGACGCGCAACCAAACCAATACGCCGGACTTGGCCGAAGTGGCGCCGACCTTTGGCTTTGCTTCTGCCCGCCCGCGCGCGTCGGAAGAAAGCCTCGATGACCTCTTCTTCGACGTCGAGAATTGGCTCATCACGAGCGCGGCTGAAGCCATTGCCCAGGGTGAAGGCGCGGCCTTTGTTGCCGGCAACGGCACCAATCGCCCGACCGGCTTCCTGAATGGCCCGACCCCTGTAACGACCGCGGACGCCTCGCGCGCCTTCGGCACGTTGCAGTATGTAGCCTCTGGGCAGGCGGCGGCGTTGCCGACCAGCGCTGATGTCTTCTATGACTTGGTCTATGCGTTGCGCGCGCGCTATCGCGCCAATGGCCGGTTTGTCACCACGAAAGCGGTGCTGTCTGCCCTTCGTAAATATCGTGAAGGCGCTGGCACTGGCGCGTATCTGTGGCAGCCGTCGCTTTCGGCCAGTCAGCCGGAAACCTTCATCGGCTACCCGATCACCGAAGCGGAAGACATGCCGGCGGTTGCCGCCAACGTGTTCCCGCTGGCCTTTGGTGACTTTCGCGAAGGTTATTTGATTGCGGATCGCGTCGGAATGCGTATGACGCGCGACGAAATCACCCTGCCCGGCTTTGTGCAGTTCTACATCCGCAAGCGTGTCGGCGGGAAAATCCGCAACTCGCAGGCGATTAAGCTGCTGAAGATTGCCGCTTCCTAATGTCTGAGGTGGTGGCAACCGTAACGGCGCCCTTTATCGGGGCG